ATGGCCACGACGGTCGCCCAGGCCTTCGTCAAGCAGTTTGAGCGCGAGGTCCACGAGGCCTACCAGCGCATGGGCTCCAAGCTGCGCAACACGGTGCGCACCAAGAACAACGTCCAGGGTGCCTCGACCATCTTCCAGAAGGTCGGCAAGGGCACCGCCGCCACCAAGGCGCGGCACGGCGCGGTGCCGGTGATGAACCTGGACCACACCCCGGTCGAGTGCCTGCTCGGCGACTTCTACGCCGGCGACTGGGTGGACAAGCTGGACGAGTTGAAGACCAACATCGACGAGCGCCAGATCATCGCCGGCGCCGGCGCCTACGCGCTGGGCCGCAAGACCGACGAGCTGCTGATCACGGCGATGGATCAGTCCGGCAATTTCGCCGGCGCCGCCAACGACGGGATGACCAGGGCGAAGGTGCTGGCCGCCTTCGAGATCCTGGGCGGGGCCGACGTGCCCGACGACGGCCAGCGCTACGCCGTGGTGGGCTGGAAGCAGTGGAGCCAGCTCCTCTCCATCGAGGAGTTCGCCAGCTCCGACTACGTGGGTTCGGAGGAGCTGCCGTGGCGCGGCACCCAGGCCAAGCGCTGGCTGGGCACGCTGTGGATCCCCCACTCCGGCCTCACCCTGCAGGACGGGGCGCGGCTGTGCCACTGGTACCACAAGACCGCGATCGGCCACGCCTCCGGCACCGACGTCAAGACCGACATCACCTGGCACGGCGACCGCGCCGCCCACTTCGTCAACAACATGATGAGTCAGGGCGCCTGCCTCATCGACGCCACCGGGGTCGTCACCCTGCGCTGCCTGGAATAGGCGCCGCACCGCAGGGCTGACCGACGGCGGGCGCCCCCGCGCACGGCTGCGGGGGCGCCCCGGGGCATTCGATCTTCCGGAGATTTTCGCCATGGCCTACGCATCCGCGAACCTCAGCGTGCTCGCCTACGCCAACGGCTTCACGCTGTGGCACTACACCACCCCCGACCCGCACACCCAGGTGGACACCACCGGCTATTTCGCCGGGGCCGCCGACATGCTGCGCGCCGGGGACATGATCCTCGCCAACACCGGCACCGGCGGCACCGCCGCGGGGGGCATCTTCCTGGTGACCGCCGCCGGGGCGGGCACGGTGGACGTCGCCAACCTGACCCAGGTCGGCACCGCCAACACGGACTGATCAACCGCGATACACGGTCGGCAGGCGACGCACCGGGTCCCTTGCCGACCGCACCGCCTGCGGGTGCCCCCTCCCCCCCTCTTGCCAAGGACCGCTCCCATGTCGCTCACCGCGATCGGGCTGTGCAGCCGTGCCCTCATCAAGATCGGCGCCACGCCGATCACCGCCTTCGAGGAAGGGACCGCCGAGGCCGAGGTGGCGGGCGCGCTGTACGCGCCGACCCGCGACGCGCTTCTGTCCGCCCATCCCTGGAGCTTTGCCACCGTCCAGGCGACGCTGCCGCGCCTGGATGGCGCACCCGCCGCCGACTACACCCATGCCTTCCAGCTTCCCGCCGATTTCCTGCGGGCCCTGTCCGCCGGGGCGGGGCGTGGGCGTGGGCTGGAGTACCGCATCCATGGCCGCACCCTGCAGGCCGACGCCGGGGCGGTGGTGCTGACCTACGTGCGCCGGCCCGCCGAGGAGGACTTCCCGCCCTTCTTCGACCAGGCGCTGATCGCCCGGCTGGCGGCGGAGTTCTGCATCCCCGTCACCGAGAACACCAGCCGCGCCGACACCCTGCACCGGCTGGCCGAGGCGGAGTTCCGCCGCGCCCGCCTGACCGACGCCCAGCAGGACAGCCAGGAGCGTCTGGAAGGCTTCACCCTGGTGGAGGCCCGCACGGCATGACGCGCGTCCGCACGGTCCAGACCAACTTCACCGCCGGCGAGGTGTCGCGCCGGCTGCTCGGGCGCGGCGACCTGCGCGCCTACGAGAACGGGGCGCTGGCCCTGCGCAACGTCTTCATCCATCCCACCGGCGGTGTGTCGCGCCGCTCCGGGCTGGCCTTCGTGGACACCGCCCGCGGCCCCGGCCGTTTGGTGGCGTTCGAGTTCAACACCGAGCAGGTGTACCTTCTGGTCTTCACCGACGGCATGATCGACGTGTTCCGCGACGACGCGCACGTGATCGCGGTGCCGGCGCCGTGGACGGCCGGCCAGCTCGGCCGCATCGCCTGGACGCAGAGCGCCGACACGCTGCTGATCTGCCATCCCGACGTGGAGCCGCGCACGCTGACGCGCGATTCCGCATCGGACTGGGCGCTGGCGCCCTGGGCGTACGTGGTCGAGGACGGGGCCGTGCGCATGCCCTTCTACCGCTTCGCCGCGCCGGAGGTGGAGCTGACCCCCGGCGGCACCGCCGGGGCGATCACCGTCACCGCCTCGGCACCCGTCTTCGACCCGCTTCAGGAGAACACGCGCCTGCGCATCCGCGGGCGCCAGCTCCTGATCACCGGGGTGGCGTCGGCCACCGAGGTGCAGGCGACGGTGCAGGGCGACGACCTCCCTTCCGCCGACGCCACCGTGCTGTGGGACGAACAGGCGTTTTCGCCGCGGCGCGGCTGGCCGGTGGCGGCGGCCTTCCACCAGGACCGGCTGGTCATCGGCGGCTCGCGCGACCTGCCCAACCGCCTGTGGCTGTCCCGGTCGGCCGATCTGTGGAACTTCAACCTCGGCACCGGCAAGGACGACGAGGCGATCGAGTTCGGCATCCTGTCCGATCAGGTCAACGCGGTGCGGGCCGTCTTCTCCGGCCGGCATCTCCAGGTCTTCACCTCGGGCGCTGAGTACATGGTGAGCGGCGATCCCCTGACCCCCGCCAACATCCAGGTGAACCGCCAGACCCGCGTGGGATCGCCCGTGGACCGCACGCTGGCGCCGCGCGACGTCGACGGGGCGACGCTGTTCGTGTCGCGCTCCGGCCGCGAGGTGCGCGAGTTCCTCTACACCGACGCCGAACAGGCCTACCGGTCCACCGACCTGGCGCTGGTCGCCCGCCATCTGGTGCGGGGCCCCCGCGACCAGGATTTCGACAAGAACCGCCGGCTGCTGTTCGTCGTCATGGAGGACGGGTCGGTCGCCGCCCTGACCGTCTACCGGGCGGAACAGGTGACCGCCTGGACCCGGCTGTCGACCGACGGTGCCGTACGCTCGGTCGCGGTGGTCGGTGACGACGTGTACGTGCTGGTCGAACGCGACGGCGCCTGGCTGGTGGAGCGGTTCGACGACACCCTCAACCTCGACTCCGCCCTGGTCGGCGAGGCGGAGGAGCCCGCCGCCACCTGGTCCGGCCTGGATCATCTGGAGGGCCGCACGGTGGGCGTGCTGGCCGACGGTGCCATGCGCGGTGAGGTGCCCGTCCTCCTGGGCCGCGTCACCGTCGACCCGCCGGCCCGGCGGGTCGAGGTGGGCCTGCCGTACGCCCACACGGTGGAACCGCTGCCGCCGTCGGCCCTGGCACCCGCCGGCGCCGGCGACCGGGTGCGGCTGGTGGAGGCGTGCTTCCGGCTGGAGGACACGGCGGCCCTGCGGGTCGACCTCGGCCGCGGCCCCTTCGAGCTGCCGCTGCACCGTTTCGGCCCCCGGCCGGCCGGCGACGGACCGCCGGCGCGGGTGTCCGGCGACCGCCGTCTGCGGGCGCTGGGCTGGCGGCGCGACATCGACGCGCCGCTCTGGCGCATCGAACAGGACGCACCGCTGCCCTTCACCCTCCTTTCGGTGACCATGGAACTGAAGGTGAACGATTGATGGCCCAGATCACTCCTTTCCTCACCGCCGCCCTGCCGGTCGCCGCGTCGGCCTGGAGCACCGGCCAGCAGGCGCGGCAGGCGCAGTCACAGCAGGCTGCCCGCGCCGACCAGTCCGCGGCCGAGCTGGCCTACCGGAGCGAGCAGGAGGCCGCCCGCCAGGCGTACGAGCGCGACATGCTGGAGCGTCGCTACGAGCAGGAGCGTCAGGCTGCCGAGGCCGACGCGGCCCGGCGCGCCGAGGAGCAGGCGCGCAGCCGCGCCTACGAGCAGGAGATGAAGCGCCTGGAATGGGAGCGCGCCCGCCAGCAGCAGGAGCGGGAGGCGGCGCAGGCCGCGGCCGCCCGCCAGCGCGAGATGGAATGGCTGTCGCGCGCCCAGGGTCAGGAGTACGAGCACCTGCGCGGGCGCCACGCCGTCGACGAGGCGGCGGGTGAAGCCGATGCCGGCAACCGCGCCGCCGACCTGGCGGCCCGGGCGCAGGCGGAGGAGCGGCGGCGGCGCGACGCGTTGCGCAACGCCGTCGGGCGCACCCGTGCCCGCGCCGGGGCCGCCGGCACCGGCACCGCCGACGGCTCCGGCGAAGCCATCCTGCTGGGCCTGGTGGCCGACACCGGTGCCGAGCGCGGCGAGTCCGCGCGCCTCGACACGCTGAAGCGCCAGGCGATCCAGCAGGAGGTGGACAACCGCCGCCGCCGCAACCTGCTGGAACAGGCGCAGCTTGCCGAACGCCAGCGCCTGGACTTCCTGTCCCGCTACTTCTGACGGGGGACCGATGACCGCGTCCTTTCAGGTGCCGCGCGGCACGCCGCGCGTGCAGTACGTGGCCGACGGTGTGCAGACCGCCTTCACCTTCCCGTTTCCCATTTTCGCGTCGGAGGACCTCCAGGTCTTTCTCGGGGCGGCGGCGCAGGACACCGGGTTCACCGTCACCGGTGCCGGTGTCACCGCCGGGGGTACGGTGGCGTTCGCGGCGCCGCCACCGGCCGGCACGCCGGTCACCCTGCGCCGCCGCATCCCCATCGAGCGGATGACCGACTTCCTGGAAAGCGGACCGCTGCCGGCCACCGCGCTCAACCGGGAGTTCGACGTCCTCACCGCCGCGCTCCAGCAGGTGGCGGCGGACCAGGAGCGCATGCTGCGCTACGCCGACACCGACCTGCCGGCGGGGGCCGTGCTTCCCGACCGGGCCAACCGGGCCGGCCGGCTGCTCGCCTTCGACACCGCCGGCAACCCCACCGCGCGCGCACCCGTGGACGAGGAGGCGCTGAGCACCTACGTGCCCGACGGCCCCGGCGCGCGGCCCCGTCCCATCCGCGAGAAGCTGGGGGACATGGTGAGCGTGAAGGACTTCGGCGCCATCGGCGACGGCACCGTCGACGACACCCTGGCGATCCAGGCGGCGCTGGGGGCGTCCGGCGCGGTGTACGTGCCGCCCGGAACCTACCGGCTGACCAACACCCTGACGCTCGGCTACGGCCGCACCCTGGCCGGGGCCGGGCAGTCGTCGGTCCTGAAGGCGACCAACCCCGGTGCCGACGTGGTGCATCTGCCCGACGGCTACGCGACGCTGCGCGACCTGCGGCTGGAGGGCGGGCTCGCCGGTGTACGCCTGTTCGGGCGGGACGGCCCGTGCGTCAACAACGCGCTGCTCGACCTCACCATCTGGGATGCCGCGTACGGGCTGGTGCTGGACGGCTACGTCTCGCCCGACCGGCCCTGCTATTGGAATAATGTTGCCCGCGTCCTGGTCGCCCGCCCGTCGGTGCACGGGGTGTGGCTGACCCGCAGCGGCGCCGGCGACACCGCGAACGCCAACCGGTTCCATTGGGTGCGCGTCTATTCCCTGTCCGCCCCCATCTCCGGCAGCGGCTTCTTCGTGGAGCACGGCCGCTACAACAACGCCTTCGTCGACTGCGAGGCCAACCTGTCGACCATGGCGGTCGCCTGCTTCCGCGTCGGCGCCGACACCGACAAGACGCTGATCGTCAACCTCTACTGCGAATCCCTGGGTGGCGTGCCCAACGTGCGGATGGACGCGGGCTCGGTGGAGACCGCCATCGTCAACCTGTTCTCCGCCAGCGCCGGCCCGGCGATCCTGGACTTCTCCGGCGGGCGCTACACCGCCGTCAACGCCGGCTATCCGGAAAAGAACCGGCTGGACCGCACGCGGGTGACGGAACTGGTGGTGGAGGCCCTGCGCTACGACACCGAGTACGTGGAGCCGCCGGCCGGCGGCCGGGTCGACCTCGACCTCCGCTCCTCGGTCTATCTGGTGAGTTCCTACGGCGGCGCCGTGGAGGCGCGGCTGCCGCCGGCCGGTGCGGCCAACGGCCATGCGGTGACCATCAAGAAGACGGATGCCTCGGCCAACCCGGTGCGCATCACCGAGACGGGCGGCAACGGGCCCGACGGGCGGGAGTGGACGCTGGCCAACCGCTACGACATCGTGACCGTGGTGTCCAACGGCGCCGCCTGGTGGGTGGTGGCCGGCAACACCATGCCGGTCAACGCCCATTACCACGACCGGCCCGGCCTGTTCGAGCCGGCGCTGACCCAGAACCTCTACCTGGTCAGCGCCCATTCCGGGGCGGTGGAGGTCCGTTTGCCGGCCCCCGCCGCCCCCCATGCGGTGGGACGGCCGGTGACGGTGAAGAAGGCGGACCAGACGGGCAACCCCGTCACCGTCACCGCCGCCGGTGGCGGGGGGCCCGACAACGAGACCATCCCGCTGACCGCCTACGGCCATGCGGTGACGGTGATGTCCAACGGGGCGGGTTGGCACATCCTGGGACGGAACCCGTGATGGAGGACGGCACGGAGATCCCCGACTTCGCCGCCTTCGTGGAGCGCTGGAACGCCGGGCAGGGGCAGGTCACGCCGGCCCACCACCGGGTGCTGGCCGCCTGGCTGGCCGGCCGGCTGGACGCCGGCAGCCGCCGGCTGCTGCTGATGGCCTTCCGCGGCGCCGGCAAGTCCACCATCGTCGGCCTGTTCGCCGCCTGGCTGCTGCTGTCCGACCCCAACCGCCGGCTGCTGGTGCTGGCCGCCGACCTGGCGCTGGCCACCAAGATGGTGCGCAACACCAAGCGCATCGTCGAACAGCACCCGAACACCGCCGCCCTCAAGCCGCCGCGGCGCGACCAGTGGGCGGTCGACCAGTTCACCGTGGCCCGCCCGCGCGAGTTGCGCGACCCGTCCATGCTGGCCCGCGGCATCGACGGCAACATCACCGGCAGCCGCGCCGACGTGGTCATCTGCGACGACGTGGAGGTGCCGCGCACCTGCGACACCGCCGCCAAGCGCGCCGATCTGCGCGAGAAGCTGGCCGAGATCGACTGCGTGCTGGTTCCCGACGGCACCCGCCTCTACATCGGCACGCCCCACACCTACTATTCCATCTACGCCGAGGAGGCGCGGCCGGAGGCCGGGGAGAGCCGGCCCTTCCTGGACGGCTACGAGCGCATGCGCCTGCCGGTGCGCGACGCCGCCGGCGCCGGCGCCTGGCCGGAGGTGTTCAGCCCCGCGCGCATCGCCGAACTGGAGGCGGCCCAGGGGCCGCTGCGCTTTGCCAGCCAATACCTGCTGCGCCCCACCGCGGTGGCGGCCGGCTACCTCGACCCCGACCGGCTGCGCCCCTACGACGGGGAGCCGGTCTACCGCGAGGGGGCCGGGCGGGCGTGGATGACGCTGAACGGCGTGCCGCTCCTGTCCGCCAGCGCCTGGTGGGACCCGGCCTTCGCCCGGCCCGACGGGGCGCCCGGCCGCGGGGACGGCAGCGTCGTCGCCGTGGTGTTCAGCGGTGCGGACGGCAACCAGTACCTGCACCGCACCCTGTACCTGTCCGTCGACCCCGCTGATCCGACGGAGGAGGCGGTGCAGCAGTGCCGCGCCGTCGTCCGTCTGATGGAGACGCTGAACCTGCCGGGCGTCCATGTGGAAACCAACGGCATCGGCGCCTTCCTGCCCGGCCTGCTGCGGGCCGAGCTGCGCCGCGCCGGCGTCGGCGCGGCGGTGATCGCGCAAACCTCCACCGCGCCCAAGGCGCGGCGCATCCTGGAAGCCTTCGACGCCCGCCTGGCCGCCGGCCGTCTGTTCGCCCACCGCAGCGTGCAAGAGACGCCCTTCGTGCGTGAAATGCGCGAGTGGCGGCCCGACGGGAGCCGCGGGCACGACGACGGGCTGGACGCCGTGGCCGGCTGCCTCGGTGCCGAGCCCCTGCGCTTCGACCGGCCCGCGCTGCCGGCCGGGCGCCGTCCCGCCTGGCAGGGCGCGGCCCCGGTCGTCGCGTCGGCCGAATGGGATGTGTGAACCGCACACCCCTTCCTTTTGTCCTTTACCATCACGGGAGATCCGGATGAACGAGACCCTGGACGTGGTCTGGTGGATCACGGCCGTCGAACTGCCGGCCATGGCCGGCCTGTTCTGGCTGATCATGCGGTTGCGCCGCGATGCCGACGAGGCGGTGGACGCGCTGCGCGCGCGCACCGAGACGGAGCGGGCGCAGGTGCTGGAGAACCTGGCGGCGTACAAGCTGGAGGTGGCCAAGACCTATGTGTCGGTCGGCACCCTGCGCGACGTGGAGAAGCGGCTGACCGACCACCTGCTGCGCATCGAACACAAGCTGGAACGCGGCGGCATGATCGCCGAAGGAGGCGGGCGATGAGCCGGCGCCTGATCCCCGTTCCCACCCCGTCTCCCATCCCCGCCGCCGCGCCGCCGCCCGTTCCGCCGGTGCCGCCGCCGGGCCTGCCCGCCGCCCCGGCGGCCGGCGGGCCGGTGGACGCCGCCGTCGACACCCTGGCCCGCACCTTGTGGGGGGAGGCGCGCGGCGAGCCGGTGCGCGGCATCGAGGCGGTGGCCGCCGTCGTCGTCAACCGCGTGCGCCGCGCCGAGCGGCGCGGCGGCCTGTGGTGGGGCAACGACATCATCGCCGTCTGCCGCAAGCCCCGGCAATTCTCGTGCTGGAACGCCGACGATCCCAACCGGCCCAAGCTGCTGGCCGTGACCGCCGCCGACCCGGTGTTCGCCACCTGCCTGCGGGTGGCACGCCGCGCCGTCGCCGGCCTGCTGCCCGACCCTACGGGAGGGGCGACCCACTACCACCGCATCGGCATCACGCCGTCCTGGAGCATCGGCCACGCGCCGTGCGCCGAGATCGGACGGCACGTCTTCTACGACACCGTGGCGTGA